CGCCCACTCACACAAAGAAACTGATATGCTATCACTAGCGGAGCTTAGATCCAGGGTCCCGTAGGCCTGAGTCATGCTACCTTGTCTAGTGAGGAACCGATTCACGTCTGGTTGTTTGTCTAGGCGGATGCCTAGCTTATTTCCCATACGCTCCTCAATCCACGTACCTAAAGCTTTCTGCATAAGCATATTCAGCAGGGGCTCGGTACAGCACGTTCGCGATATCTCCGAATTTTTTGCCACCGTAAACAGGGTATTACCCCTGACCATGACGGGTTTGAAAGACTTGGCCCAATGCTTCATAGCACGGACCCACGTCTCCGACCCAGACACGGCGGCCCTAAATAGGGCTAAGACGTAAGGCTCAGTGTAGCTATGGTTAGAATCGAAGAGCTTCGAGTAGAAGTTCCGACTGTTCGCCATTCGACTAGCACCTGGACCTGCTGCAAAGTGACCCCGGATATACTCAAGGTCAAAATTACAGCCGTCGATCTCGAAATCGGTGACTTTCCAGATCTCATCTCGAAAGAGAGACAGAAGGTAGGCCATCGACTCACTATCGCCTTCATTAGGCGGGTCAAATTTGATGGAAGCATTTAGGTCCCTGAATTTATCCAGGGTCTTTGTTATCGCCTCATCGGTTTGACCATCCGGCGCCAATTTCTTATAGAGCGCCGAGATTTGCAAAGCAGCCGCAACCTCTTCCTTAGACCAGTTCTCCTCGCTAGCTTGCGCCAACGAGAAGCGATCCTCAGAAAAGGTCAACGGGAGCAGACGAGATACATCTTGTATGAGAGCGGATTTAACCATCGCGTAATCACGCATAGGAGTGCCTCAAAGGTGGCTGAGTAGTTCTTTACTCATAATAGATTGGAAACGACTCTCTTACAACCCTGATTGAAAAGGGTTGCAGCACGCACCAAAAATTCGGTGTATGCAGTCCGAAGCTCTCGCTTCGTGTGACAGAGATTCTCTTGGGCTGTAGAAGACGGCAAGGCTTGCGCCCCATCGTCGCTTCCCAAGAATGGTCTTTTAGAGGATTTAACTCCCCTAATAAGGGGTCCTTCACAGGACACCTTGGACCGTCGTATCGCCAATCCCGGACGAAGCTTGAGCGATGGCACCGAAATGCATCGACAAGCACGCCCTGATACTGACCGCATCGGCAGTATCTGCACCCGCCGGAACATCAATCGTCGTGGTGACGACCATGTTCTGAAACGGCTGCCCTGCGAGGGGCAGAACACCTTTCCGCGTGATGAACTTGTACGTATTCCGAGGAACACGCGCAATTAGACCGGTAGTAGGGTTCGGTTTCCCGAGGACCTGATACTGTTTCGGTCGGAACATAGCGGTGGTGAACGGTTGCGAAACGCTGGAGGCCACGGCCCCCGTTTGCGTTCCACCCAAGGCGGTGACTGCGTATTGACGTGCATTCGCGTCCGGACTGGTGTCCAGAGTCACGGTGTACGTCGGCGAGGTCAAACCCGTTTGAGCTGCGCCTGTTACCGGCGTCGAGAGTGAGAAAGACATTTAAGTCTCCTGGTTAGTTATGGCGTTAAGCCAAGAAAGGTTAACGACCTCGAGACCGAAGTCCCTTAGTCAAGGAATCCCCGCTATTCGCCCAAAGAGCTAGCATATTACCAACCTTTTGAAAGGTCCCGGGTAGGGACAGTTCGAAGGTCGGTGTGTCTAGGTATCCGGAAGGCGCGCGGGAAATCGTAGCGCGAGAGATTATACTCTCTCCGACAGTTGGGCTAGGTTGCTGCCAGAATCTAGCTAAGTGCGCCGGGTTGGATAAACCAGGAGTATAGCTCGTTACATCAACTGTTTCCAGTCTTTGCGTACGAACCACAAACTTGATCTCATCCTGCGACGTACAGCCAGCTTCTAACACGTCCCCTATATTCGTGAAATAGTCCACAAGAAAGGACCACGGCACTAGCTCCCACACGGTTGGCACAAACTGGTCGAGTCGAAACCCGGCCAAATCCATTAACCTTCCAGAGGAACCTATATCGGAAGAACGAGAGTAGTCTAAGAAGACCTTATACCGGACCATATAGGTACTTGTAATGCGCTTTCTTAACGTTAGCGTACTATAGTTACCGTAGTTCTCGGTCGAGGTCGAATCCGCGACTGCTACATCTGTACCCGTCCCGCTTATGACAGTTCGACGTGAGTCGATCTGACTGCGGGCAAGGGCTTCGGCAATCCCCTTTACGTCGCTAAGTAAAGGTTGTATTCCGAATGAGACTTCAAGCCATGCGCTACCAGCTTCGGACAAAAAGCCCTCCGTTCTGGCTGCGCGACCCTTCCACTGACCGTTCCGACCTTTCCTCATTTTCGAGAGGTCGGTGAAATAACGATCAATATACTTACGTGCCCCCGCAAAGGGGCGTTTCAGCATTTGAATGGTCTCCTTCAGCTCGCCCAGGAAAGTCATTCCCTGGACCTGCGTGCGTTGTTCTCGTACGCGCCGCAAAGCTGAGATTAGAGCTCGATTTTCTGCTCTAGACAAAGACGCGCCTCCAAGATGACCGGGTTGAGCATTAGCTGAGCCACTGCTTCCGGAAATCGTTTCGACATACGCCTTCGGGTCGCCTGTGATGGGGTTGAACCCAACGGTCCCAGAGAAAGGAACCAACGACAATCTTCGTACTCGTGTACCAGTCAACACTGTAGTAGCGCTCGCACCACTTTTGATGATGCTGCGCCACTTCGGCTGAGACGTTCCATCGCGACTATTGATATAACTAGTAGCTGCGACAGAAGTACTGCTCGTGTTATAATCTCCCAATCCTCCAGGATTGCCTGACAGCTTTTGAAGCAAAATCAGACGATTCGAAAGGGCAAGAGAGTGTGACTTAGTTGTCATACAAAGACTCCGGTATGGTTGAAAAGACCACACCGAGGCGGTCAAAAATACGACCGCCTCAAAACGCTTCCTGCTTGCGCAAAAAGCAGCGGACCACCTCCTTATGTACATTTGCCCTTTCCTGGTTCATAAAGCCAGGGGGGACTCAGAGTTATGAAGCTCTGCTGCGTGTTACACGCAGAATGTATGCCATCCGTCTACCATTCTACCGGTAGTCAGATGTTTGGA